CCCTGGACCCCAACCCTCAAACACAGCATCTGGCAACGTAAACCGGGTCATTGTTCCCACTTTGTCGTCGTAATCGTCCAAAAACTCTGCGGCCTCGTAATCTTCGATGTTTGCATACGACAGCGTAAACACTTGGTTGACCCTTCTTGACCCATACAGAATTCTGACTTCCGTTCCGTTTTGCGTATTAAATTTTTTACTGGGGAAATCGCCCGGCGTGAACTGGCGACTCGTTGGGGTCAAAGCTGGGAAGGTCATTACTCGATCACCGTAAAGATGCTGCTGGACTCGTCGAGGACATCCTTGGCCACAATGCTATGCCCATTCTCGTCGGTAGGCACTTCAACGGCAGTGATAGAGACCAAGCCGTCCTCCTCTAAATTCAGCGAGTCGATCTGGTAAGCACTGTAATCCGTCTCGCGCGTTAACAGGCTGAACAAATGCCCGTGAAACCGTTCGTCTTCAACAACCGAGAAGCCGGACTCGTTCTCCGTAATCTCAATTTCTGCCTCAATAACTTCTTGGCTAGCCGAACCATAAAGCAAGGCATCATATGTGCCAGGTTCAACATCGGTAAAACTCCTAACCCGTCCACCTTCTCGGATCAACCCGTTAGACGAAGCGTCATACACACTTGCTTCTGTAATCACTCGAATATACGAACCAGGCTCGACAAACAGCTGATCCGGTATCGTCTTGAAGCTGATCGTCTTTGTGACACGACGGCGCGTGCTCATCAAAAACCTCGCTGTTCTCAAGGCTTGTTCGCGATTCGTGCAGAATCCGGTTAAGTCAAATGACTGTTCAATTCCTTCTACGTCACCCAAGTCTGTCCAGTACAGCGATGCAGAGGACTCATAGGGCAAATCATTCTGGCTGGTTACGCGCCAAGTAACAGATGCACGGATGTTTGACCGCTGTGAGCGATCGATGTATTGCAGCTGAAGCGTGTCTTCAATAATGTTTCCTGCCGTAAAAATTTGGTCAATATCAAGAGGCGTGTCGCTGTTTATCTCTCCACCTTCAATCGCGATTAAATTTCCATAGCTGTCTTCGTGCCTTGTTTTGTAAAACGGCAATGCTGGTTGCATTCCGAATTTGCCGTTTTTGATTGTAAACGTGCAAAGCTGAAGCGGGGCCGTGTCATAAAGAAAGCCGCGAATACTTTCGCTATCCTCCAAAACGCCATCAAAAAAGATTCGGCTGTGAAACAAGAAATCCGCAGTTGTTTCTAGAGAGGTTTTATCGATAAGCTCGGCCGGGACGACGTCGCCAACGCCTTGTGTTTTATTTGTCAGCAAGTAGTAGACAAGATCAGCAAAATTATTGCTTGAACCTATAGTGCCGCGCTCGTCAAAGCGCAGTTTTTCGACCTTGATTCCGGAGCCACAATTTATACGAAGCTGCTCAACACCAGAAATTTCACCGCTTGACTTAAGAGCAAGCCCGACTGTCGTCATGTCACTGTATTCAGCCAAAGTATCATTAACAATATATTCGTTAACGTAGCTCACCTTGTGTTCCGGGCCGGAGTCATTTGACTTTTGAACTTCTGCGTAATAGCTGCAATCTGCAATCTGCGAGTTCTTCTCAAATATTCGACCACCACCATCACCGTAAGATATGCCGGGCACGGTTTGAACCGTTTGCGCTACAACGTTTACACTTCCAGTGTAAATAATATGCGAATAATTTGCGCCAATTTGTCCTGAGTACAATGCATAAACGTTGTAGTGACCGTTTGTCAATGAAGCGACAAAGTTTGGGTTTTGTTCAGTGCTGGCATCATGGCCATTCATGGTAATTTTGAATGAAAATTGGTCTTTATCGTTCCAGTTGCCTGTACTGCTTACATAATCAATTCCCCTTTTCGCCCACATCCACCCCGACTGGGCAGTTGCTGCCCAAGCCTGTTTAAAATTATCTGAGCTAGCTGTCTTTTCAGCTGTTGCGCTAATTCGGATTGTGATAGACCTGCTTGGCTCAGTAATTGTAAAATCGATCGACTTATGGCCTTTCGCTAAAACTGGGCTGCCGAGAAAATGTGTCACAAACGCGTGAGGTACAAGTTCGCCAATTGGATGGGCATTAGTAACCTCAGACACGCCATTGATTCCGGTTACCACATTCACCGTTTGAACAGCCGTTGCTGATGTAACTTCAGGCGGATTTGTATAAAACTCAAAATTGTGTAAAATGTCTCTGACCTTAAGAGTCACAATGTTGCCTGCATCATCTGTTATTGTTGTCTTGCCTTGTGTCGTAATCTCAAACCTTCCGTAACTACTTGTGCATTTTTTGTTTATTTCATTTACATCGCCCTTGTATGGCGTACCTGCTGAAGACTGCAAAACAATAACCTCTTCATTCTCATCAGCATTTACCCCTGTAATGTCTGAACCCGTTCTAGGGATTAGTCGGTACTCGTAGTATCCTGTTGCCTCTGGCCGGATTCTTATATAGTTATTTTGCGTAATCGGTGCGCTACCTTGGACGCAGAAAAGTTGCTCTATTCTCTGGAATTCAGCTTGCGACTGTCCCGCATCTGCAACCGGACGCACCCAAATATTAAAGCAGGATGATCGTTGAAAATACTTATCCATCCTGCCAGCAGTTAAACTTACATTATTGTTGTCAAGCCTGCGCAGATTGCTGGGGCTTGGGACGTCATTAAAGTTGCACAATCCTGAAGCTTTATTCCAAACTTGGCTTTGAATGCCGATTTCAATTGTGTCTGTCTGACGACGAATTGGCCGAATCGTGGCAACATTTAATCTGCACAAGTTAAAGTAACTATTATCAAAAAATACGCCTGCTTCTTTTTCTAACCCGTCATAGCCTGCAAGTCCTTCTCGAATTGTTCGTTTTCCGGGAACACCAAGAACAGACCCGCCAGCCAACGCTACGCATGTCATACGAACATGAATAACTTCCGAAGTCTCCGCTCTACCATGCACCATCCATATGCCTCCTCCGCAAATCCACCTTGAACCGATAGTCAAAAGGTCCGACGCTCTTTGACGCCAAGCGTCTGCGCTGTTTTTAAGGTCTGAAAGTGTTACCTCAGTTCCCTTGAAACCCAAGCTATGTTGCTCTACGAACGTTGGGTCTGCACTTTCAAAAATAGCGTCTTCCAAGTCATCCCATCCTTGGTCGTTTCCATAAATTTCAAAAGTCGCTTTATCTCCTACACCGATTTGAACATCTTCCTGTGTTTCGTACTCAGTTGCTACGCTTTGTCCTTTTTTTCTTACGGCCATAAACCCCATACGCCGTGAATAAGCTCTGCCTTCACCAGGCATTCCGGCAAATCGATCATCATTAAGCTGAATAAAATCTGCGTAAGATCCAGCAATTTTGCGCCGCCTTGCTCGAACCTCATGCTTTGCTTGTGTTTCACTTAGTCCGTCCCTTGGTGCGCTAATTACGTCCCAGTTGAACTTATATCCAGTGCCGTTGTGGATTGGCGTGCTAGTGCCAAAAGTAGTGTCACCGCTCGGCACATAAGACATCGAAAAGTGTGGTTGTTCAGCAAAACCATCCGTTGGCACAGTGAAAACATCTCTGCCAGACGTGCCAGAATCAGGCGTGCCTTCGGAGCCGTATAGCAACGCTTGCGGACGGTTTCTTCCGGCCTGCGAGGACCAATAAACCGCAAAATCTTTGTCGCCGATTGAAGTTAAAGGATTCGTGCCAAGAACAATTCCACTTTTGTCTGGATTATCAAGGCCATGTTGTCCGGCAACATAAACACCCTCAAACGCTTGGTAACCGCCATACGCATAAACGCGAGACCACACAAGCGCTGGAACAAGGCTTAATCCGCCAGTGCGAGCAGTATCTGCTCCAAAGCCGCGCTCTCCGAAAGGGATTGGTATCGGCCTGTTCAGTTCAGCAAGGCTTGGCGTGTTATCAAAACTTGTGGCTTGGTTAAAACGACTTGGACCAACCTGATCAGCAAGTCTTTTGCCTGTGATTTTTTTATTATCCTCAAACGAGGGTGGCTTCGGGGCCAGCAAAATGCTTGCAACCGTAGACAATGCCCCGAGAACAAGGCTGACAATGATTGACTCACCAACACCTGTTCCAACCGCAACAACGTCAGGAATATGGTCATATTCAGCAGGACGCACGCGCTGGCGCAACATCGCATGACGCACCAGGGTTTTGTATTCCTCCTCAGTGCAACCGATCGCCTCAATCAGCGATTTTTCGTACGGTAAAAGCGGCGGATCAAAAGCTTGCGCACCGGCTTCCAATCCACTGCGGAAAGTGAGTTGTTGATGTAGAGGACGCCACTCTGCCATAAGACTCCAAAGGCCAGCGGCCTAACGCCCAGCAATGCTATGTCGCCATCATAACTAGGCCGATCAAGCCGCTCACAATAATGATTCAACTCCTTTAAAACCTGCCGTGGCGTCATTTCGTACCAGGCATCTTTAACGCCGGGGTTGGCAATGCCCAAGCGGTCTAATGCGTCGATGACAAGATGGATGCAATCATTTTCGCCGTAGCTGTACTTACGACCGATCAGATCACTACACACGAACGTTGGCCGTGAAAGGGAGATTGCCGACCTGTTGACGACGCAAACGACGCCCTGGCACGTTTGTCTCCACCGCGTCGAGTACAGAATTTAACTTAACTTGCAATCTTGTTTCGTCCCAGCCGCCTGCAGAGCAAGAGCCAAAATACTCGTACAAAACGCTTTCAACTCTTGCTACCCCTGCAGCGTATGGAACAGATGCCGCCGTAGTCCACAGGACAGTCCGCACTCTGGCTACATAATTATTATCTAAAGCTTCAACGACGAAATTTCGCGCAATTCTGCTGTTTCCAAATTGCAACGTTGCTTCAAGGTTATCGCCTGACAACGTTGCTACAGCGCCGCCAAAGTTAAACGGCAGAAACGTAAACAATCCGGTTGGCGCTATCGCCAAATTTCGTGAATTATAAGTTGAATACCTTATAAAAGAAAAGCGGATACTTGCCCCTCTTCCTGTGCTTGCGGGCATGTAAAAATTTTGGAATCGAAAACGATTCAGCTCCCCAGAAGGGCCAACCTCAAGCAGGTGTCCGTAATTAAATTCCATCAGACCCCAATCCTCCGACGAACAGCAGATGAATTGCGAATAGAACCAAGCGCCCTGCGTTCACCTTCAACAGCGCCTTGCTGGGCCGCACGTTGCATTCCAGCCTGGAACTGCTCAGCGGTAACGTAATCGACTTCGTTAATTCGTTCAACACTAAAGCGAACATCGATTGGTGCGGCAACTGCTGTTCCGCCACCTTCGCCTGACGTTCCAGAAGCCCCGGAGTCTGGGATGACGGAAGAGCCGCGAGCACCACGCGAGTAACGCGCCATGCTTTCACGCATTTTGCTTTCAGGAATGATGTACTCAGACTCTCCGCCTTCGCCAACAAGAGCTTTGGTTGGACTGCCTACATACGCACCTTCTGCTGCTGAAATACCAAAACCTCCGCTTGAAAATGCTCCTGAATAGTCGATATTTCCTGTTAATGGAGCTTCAGCACCGCTGCCATAACTGCCACTACCCATCCCAGCAAACGCACGAGCAATGCCGATTGCGATATAGGTTGCAATCATCTGTGCAGCCTGCTTGAACAACACATCAGCGATGCTCTTCAGCATGTCTGCAAAAACTTCCTTGACGCTCTCCGCTCCAGTGATCAGATTCTGCAGTCCATTGGTGAGGGAGTTGCCGATTGCATTGCCGATACCTTGAGAGATCTGCACCGCTTGAGTCTCAAGATCATTCAAGCTTTCAATCGACTGCTTGATGAACTTATTAAGAGGACTGTTTTCAGCAGCGAGTTTTTCCATCAACTGGCCGACTTGTGCGACTTGCGGTCCTTTCAATCCTTTGTCTCTTAACTCTTGAAGCTTCTTCTCAATACGAAGACGCTCCCTCTCTGCTTCGCTTGTGGCTTGGCTGATCTTGAGCTGATACTCAAGGTCTGCAACAGTATCGTCAAACAACTCCTGACGTTTATGCTGCTCTTCTGTGATCTGACGTTCGATCTCACGATGAGCAGCTAACTTTTCAGTGGCCTTGACGATATTGATAGCTTCTATCTCGCGCTGCTTAGTAACACCGATAAGCGCTTCTTTACGGCTAGCTTCGATTTCAGCTATCTTCTGCTCACCTTGCAAGCGAATGACCAGCTGAGTGTCGCCAAGAGCTTCAGCAGCTGCAATTTGATCTTTAACCCGAGAAATTTCAAGGATCTTTTGACGCTCTTCCTCAAGCTTTGCTAATCGCTTTAGCAGTCGCTCTTCTTCTTTTCCTGCCGTACCGTCTTTTACGGCAAATCGTCGTCGATCTGCAGTTGTTACGGGAATCCGAGCGGTGCTCGTAACTTTTGGCCCAAACTGCTCTAAAAGCTCTAACTTTTCTGCTGGTGATAACACTCCAGCCCTGCCGCCTTTGCGAGCCGCAACAGCTGCTTCAAACTCTTTGTTGCCAGCTAGATCCTTGCTTAACGCCGCAAAACGCCCAGAAGCAGTAATTCCTCCTAAAACTTGATTGACAATTTTTAAAAATTCATTCAGCGGGCCAGAAACCAACGCAAACAACTGAGTCGTAAGCTCGCTCCACAAACGGGTCGTTTCATCTGTCGTCTTGCCCAGTTCCTGTAAAGAACGAACGCCTTCATTGCCGATCTTGCCGGTCAACTCTTCTGTCAAAAGAGTCGCTAATTCTTCTACCCTACCTAGCTCTTCGAGAACAGTTGCACGCTCTTCAGCTGCAGCACTGCTAAACAAAGACTTTTCGCGCATGAAGTCCAGCGCACCACCTGTCGAATTAAGCGCTTGACCTGTCTGAACTGCACCCGCGACAAATTTATCGACCTGTTGGCCAAGAGCGCTAAGTGCAATTTGCGCTCCAAAAGATCCTGTTAGTCCGCCTGCTGCACCACCAAGGACTGAACCCGCGCCACCGCCAAACAACAAGGGGAAGCCAGCGCCAAGAGCAACGCCTTCCGCGCGTTTTGCTCTTTGCCGTCTTCGTGCTTTCTCTTGCCGTTCTAACTCTTTTGTGATTTTACGCTGTGCATTAAGTTCTTTAACCGCAACTCCCATTCTTGAGTCTGCAGTTAAAAACATTTTTTTATCAATAGCTTCGCCAGCTTTTGTGACCTGAAACTTAGCTTTATTTAAATCAAGCCCTTTTTTCTCTAACGCCCTAATATCGTCCCCAATCCTGCGCAGCTTGACCAAAGAAGCAACACGACGATCAGTTGTATTGATAGATTGCTTCTCAACCTTGCCTATTTTGGCTACGCTGGACTCTATATTTTTTAACTGAGTTTCAGCCTTACCAGTATTAAGCTTGATATTGACTTCGTACTCAGCAGCCACGACTAACCCGAAGACATTGCCTTCAGGTTAGCGCACACGGCGATATTGAGCCTGCTGACGACTCCGCTCGATCTCCTTCTGCTCTCGATCAGATTTGACCGAGCAGTAGGCGCTCCAAGCAAGTAGCTCTTCCATCGACATGCTGGCTCGAAGCTGAGCCAACGTCATGCCTAGCTTTTCAGCAATAAAGAACTGCAGGAATAGGAAATGATCCTTATCAATCCTCGCTTTTAAGGTCGTCTGCTTCTTCCACCTCATCCGTGCTCTGCATCTTGGACATGATGTCCAACACAATGCTCAGAGGCAGACGGTTGCGAATCTTGGCACGGTCGCCGTCCGAAAAAATCCGATTGCCAGCTTCGTCTTCCGCCTTGCGAATGACCATTTGGATCGCAAAATCCAAGTTGTCCTCAGACGCACCAAGATTCAACGCCCTCAACGTGTTGTTGATTGCATCGCGATCGGTAATCATCAAAGGCTTCCAATACAGCTTAAGAATGACTTCTTCGCCACTTTTGATCGTGTAGCTGCTGCGTTGCTCAACGCTAAACGCCTTGCACAGCTTGTCGATTGCGCGTGGTTCAGCCATAAAACTCAGTCAACTAGCACAATATAGCTTATCCCAAGCGCACGGATGCAAATGCTTTGTCTAGATCATGAAACAAGCCCGTATCTCTGCTGGTTTCTGTGTAAATCTTGTACCAACCAGGGCCTCTAGGTGCCGTGCTTTTTTGTGGTGGCCTTGTTTCTCCGTATGTCTTGCCATCAATCTTCGCTTGCGGGCTGTTGACTGCATATCCTGCATAATCGGCCAAGTTGCCAATATACA